ATAGGGTCAAAGAAGAAGCATATCCGCTTGTTGAGTGGGGTATTACAGAAAAGCAAGCGCTGAAATATTGCTATAACATGGGATATGACTTCGGCGGGCTATATAACTTGTTTGACCGTGTAAGCTGTTGGTGTTGCCCTATGCAAGGGTTAAAGGAATTATATAATTTATATTCCTATTTCCCTGAAAAGTTTGCAAAGCTAAAAGAGTGGGAAAGCAAGGCTTATAACAACTTTCGCCCGGACTATACGCTTGACGAATTGGAAGCGAGATTCAAAAATCGTGATTGGTGGAAAAACAATCAAGTTAAATTTGACTTAGGGGCGATAGTATGACCGATAAAACAATACTGATGATAACGATAGCGACAGCGATTATAGCATTGATATTTTTAAATTGGGGTGAGGGGAAATCTTAGAATTAAACAATTTTTATAACATGGATTGTATGGAGGGCACGAAAGCTGAAATTGCGCTTGCAAAGCAGATGGGGATTGAGGTGGTGTATGGGTGAAGAAAATATTAATATTTACCTGTACTATCCTTGTCATACTCTTGATGATGATATATGCAGACCCACAACGAAGAAACGAACGATTACAGGAAGAAACACCACAGACCTATGAAAGTATATCCCCTAAAACCGAAACACCATCGCAACGCAAATATTTAGGGCAATACACCATATACGCATATTGCCCTTGTGTAAAATGTTGCGGCAAGACTAACGGTGTTACAGCAAGTGGCACAATAGCGACAGAGGGCAGAACGATAGCAAGTACATTGCCCTTTGGCACTAAATTATACATAGACGGCATAGGCGAGCGGATAGTTGAGGACAGGGGCGGCGATATTAAAGGCAAAACTATTGACTTGTTTATGTCAGACCATAATTCAGCCTTACAATTTGGGGTTAGAAAAGTTGATGTTTATGAGGTGATGGAGTGAAACGAATTTTAATAGGCGGTTCCCCTTGTACGCACTGGAGCATAGCGCAGAAAAACAACAGGGAAACGGAGCCGCAGGGCGAAGGCTGGGAACTATTTAAAAATTACTTGATAGCAAAGGAAAAGTTTAAGCCGGACTTCTTTCTTTATGAAAATAACAAATCGGCAGCACAGCCGATAAAAGACCAAATTTCAAGGGAATTAGAAGTACCGTTACAATACATAAATTCGGCTTTGGTATCAGCGCAAAACAGACAGAGGTTTTATGCTCATAATATACCCAGTGTACCACAGCCGGAAGACAGAGGGATATTGTTAAAGGATATTTTAGAGAGTGGAGTTGTAGATAGAGAAAAATCGTACTACTTGAAACATCAAGCCGGGAATGCACGTGATTACTTTAAAAAACATCATACGCAAATTGCGTTTGAACCGCCAAATGCTTTTCGTACAGGAACGTTCGGAGCAACCATGATTTCCGAACCAGTTCGTGTAGGTGATTTGCCAAATGCAAAAGGCTTGATAAGCGGTAGTCAAGCTACAAGGATTTACAGCATTGACGGTAAAAACGTTAATCTCGTTGCTAATGGGGGCGGTCAAGGTGCAAAAACAGGATTGTATGCTGTACCTTATGAAAACGTAGGAGAAAGCGAAACTGTTCAAAAGGCTATTCCAAAACTTGTTGACAAGCTTGGATATGTACCCGAAAAGTTCAATGCCTATAATGTATCAGAAATAAACGATAAATCGCCAACACTTTCTACGGGCAGTATGGTTACGAGCAGTTGTGCTACTACGATTTTTGAGAAGACGGACAAGCCTGTATACGAAGTCCGAAACGGGCTTATAACAATAAAGGGCAAACAATATCCTATAAAACTACCTGATGGGTATTACATAATCAGAAAACTCACAGTCACAGAATGTTGCAGACTTCAAACTATGCCTGATGATTATTGCAGGGCAGTATCGGCAACACAAGGCTATAAGGGATTGGGTAACGGTTGGACAGCCGAAGTTATAATCCATATCCTAAAGCACATGAACATACCGCTTGACGAAGAAATAGAAATCTTATCCATGTATGACGGTATTGGAACAGGAAGATATTGCTTTGACAAGATGGGTTATAAAAACATCAAGTATTATGCTTACGAGATTGACAAATATCCCATACAAGTGGCAATGAGCAACTATGACGATATTATTCAATGTGGTGATGCATTTGATGTTAGAAGTGAAAATTGGAGTTTTGAGAGGTGAAGTGATGAATGTATTTGATTTTATAACCTTGCAAGAATGTGAGGCAATAGTCAACTCCGTTGCAACACAAGGCGATTTTGAACTGGAGGCAACCCACAACAAGAAATATAGCTTTAGATTGCGCAACGGCAAGGCAGGAATAGACTTTGCAGACGGAACAAAACAGGGCGAATACATAGTACATGGTGGCTTTAGTAAATTATATGGCGACTATGCAGGAATTGGTTTTCCGCTAACGGGTGATGATTTGGAAATATTTGAAACCGCAGAAACATTACTAAAGTGGGTTGACGATTTGATAAAAAGCAGGAATATTGAAGGTTACGAAACCTTAGAAAACACAGTAGAACAATTAACGTTGTTTTGAAAGGAGTGTTAGTAAGTTGGAAAGATTAACTAAAAAAGATGTTTTTATCGGAAACTACATAAATGAAGAAGTTTATACAATCGGTACTGATGACGAGAGTGTGGATACTGCATATACAGGTAAGGCAATAGACCGCCTTACCGACCTTGAAGACAAAATAGAACGTGGGGAGTTGGTGGAGGTTGTGAGGTGCTTTCGTTGCAAAAATAGAGAAATTTCGGATTGTGCTGATGGAATAGTATATTGCATTAAACACAAAACATATTTTTGGGATGATTTTGGTTGTGAGCGTGGCGAAAGGAGCGGTGAAAATGTATAACGATTTTATAAGTTATGACCTTGAACGAAAGAGACGTGCGTACCAGTCGCAAGAAAAAGAAATATGTAAGGATTGCGAAGATAGAGCAGGATTGCCATGTTTGTTTGTGTTCGATTGCGATAAATTAAAACAAGCCAAACAGGCTTTGAAAGGCGAAGTGCAGTGGAGCAAACAAGGCAAATGTTCTGTCACCCCAGAACAGTTTGAAGCAATCTACAATGACGATGCAGAAGAGAAAGGCGGTGCGGAATGAAAATGCCTGACTATATAGAAAAAGCACTTAGGCGCAGAGAAAGGGCGGCACACACCCTAATGCGGAACGACTTTATCGTTAGTGAGTTTATCACAAAAAATAACATTGACTGCGAATATACTTATTTACACTGTGAAACAATAGTCAACCCCAGTTTAGCTAATACTGCAACAATTGAAGCCATTATACAAAAGGGGCGTGAAACAGAATGACGGATATTAAAACATTGCAATCTGCGTATTTAAGAGCAGTAACCGAACGGGATAATGCTATATTTCAGCTGACCCGACTAAAAGCCGAAAGGGATAAGGCGGTGACGGATTTATGTGAATGCATGAAAGAGTATGCCCATACATGCAAGTTTTGCAAATATTTTGACGGAGAGGATATAAATTGTGAAGGTAATTGTAACCCAGATTGGCGAGGATTGGAGGAATCGGAATGATGGAGTGGGTTGAAATTGATAGCGGCTGGGAACTTACAGCATATTACGGCGGTATAACGGTTTTTACGATAGAAAAAGATGTAGATTGTGATTGGGAATTAAAATCACAGTGGCGGGATGAATTTTTAGGTAGTTTAACGGACGATGAAGTCAAAGCAGAAGCACTTGAAATGATGATATCATCATTAGAGGGTGAAAAGGACCATCTGGATGAATTAATTGCAGGCATGAAGGAGTTGGAGGCGCAAGATGAATCAGAATGATATAGAAAAGGCTATTGAAATTTACAAAGATAATATATGGCATATGGAACAAAATCCTGATGCTTTTGAAAGTGATTTACCGAGGTTTAAATTAGTGCTTCAAGCGTTAGAAAAGCAGTTACAATCACAATGGATACCAGTTACAGAGAGGTTGCCTGAAAACCAACAGCGGGTAATTGTGCAACGTAAGAAATGCCCTATGGTAATGGGGTGGCTGATGTTCGGCAAATGGCATACAGATTTCGGGCGAATGTATAGAAATTACGAAGTCACCCACTGGATGCCATTACCTGAACCACCGAAGGAGGATAACAATGAATAAATTATTACCCTGTCCGTTTTGCGACAGCCAAGCAAGCGTTACAACTGTTTTTGACGATAGCCCATGTTATAGGGTGACTTGCAAAAATATTTACAGCTGCGGTGTAACTCAACATTGGTTTGATGATGAAGAACAAGCCATATCAGCATGGAATAAACGTGTGAAGGAGGACGACAATGACTAAAACCGAAGCAGTAAAAGTATTAGACGAAATACTAATCGGCAACATACACGATACAGCGGCGCAAAGATGAAGAATCAGATTGAGCATTTGATTATTTTATGCAGTAAGCGACACAAGGGGAAGGTAACAAAACCTGTAACAGCTAAATTTACTTGGTACGAAGAAAATCGGCGAAGGGATAAAGATAATATTGCATTTGCTAAAAAGTTTATTTTTGACGGACTGGTAAAGGCAGGGGTACTAAAGGGTGACGGTTGGGATTATGTTGCGGGGTTTTCAGACGATTTTAAAGTTGACAAGCACAAGCCGAGGGTGGAAATAGAGATAAGAGAGGTGGAATAATGACGGAACAAGCATATAAATTATGGCAGCAGGGAATGCCACAGTGGGAAATAGCGGATAAACTCAAACTTAGGCGAGCCGATGTAACGGATATAATAAAAGCAAGCCCAAAGATTAGGCTTTGCCCCGTTTGCGGTAACGAGTTTGAATATGACGCTATCAATAAAAAATACTGCTCTTTGATGTGCAAAGAGAAAAATAGGAAAGAACAGGCGAAGGCAGATGTGAGAGAGAGGGGGGAAAAAAGAAGCGAAATGACAAGCCATGTAAAAAAGGATTGCTTTGCATTTGACGGCGCTTGCAAGGCGTTAGACAAGCTTTACTGTGCTTGGGAGGTATGCCGATTTTATAAAACGAAAAAACAATATGAAAGAGAAAAGAGGGGTTAATTCCCCTCCTTTTTTTGTTTGCAGTCAATCATCACAAAAAAATATGCACAAACGAACAGTTTGTTATTGTGCACACTTCACAAGGTTTGAAAAGCCTGCAAGTGGCGAAATGTATCAATTTTAGGTAAATGCAACAAAAATACTTTATAAATTTAATTGACTTTTAGTGACTGTGCATGATAAAATAGTATTGGATGAATTTAGCCTTTTTTAGAACTGATTAAAATTGGCTATACGGGAAAAGTATATCACGCTAATAATGCCGGTGGGGTGGGTCGGCGGTGATACAAAAAGGGGTGAGCGTTTGGGCTGGGTAAAGGAAGCCGAAAGATTAAAGTTTGACGAAGGTAAGAGTTGGCGTGATACAGCTATGGCTGTCAGCAAATACTTTCCCGAACTTAGCCGGGAGCAAGTCTTTAACAAAGTCAGAGATTCCCTTAGACGCTCAAAACGATACACAGGGCGAAAGAAAATGCACAAAAGCACCTTTACTATGAAAGGCGATACATTTACATACGAGGACACACAGGAACTTATAGGCAACAGGGAGATAACGCCAGAGGTAATCATGGAAGCCCATAATCTAAAGTCTGACGAGTGGGAAGTAATATCTTTTACAAGCAACGTCTGGCAGCAACAGACCGCAAACGGCGGCAAAATAGACTTATGCCAAACAAAACTAACGGTTAAACCTTTAATTAAAACAGGGATAACCTTTGATGATATAGATAATTATTTCAATCAACAAGATTATAAATTTATCAGACCACTAAAACCTTTTGAATATAGCGACAGCAAAGAGATATTAGAGATTGATTTAGTAGATTTACATATTGGACTATTGTCTTGGCGCAAAGAAACAGGACAGGACTTTGACCTTGACATTGTAGAAAACAACTTTTATGAATGCCTTGCAGATATTATAAGACGGTGCAAGACGAACTGTTAAAACTTAAAACGCCGATAGAGTATGTATACATCAGCGGTAACCACGATAGGAACACAGGCTACTTTTTAGCACATACAACACAGGCGGCGTACAAGCGAGAGCCTAACATAACATTTGATATCGAGCCTAACCCATGCAAGGCTAAGCTATACGGTAGGACATTAGTGGGATACACACACGGGGATATGCCAAAAAAGAACATGGCAACATGGCTGCTTAAAGACTTCCGCAGGGAATATGGGCAATCAGACTACGCAGAGATACACAGCGGACATTTTCACAACGAAACAATCAGAGAGGTAAACGGAATCAAAGTTATCACGTTGCCGAAACTATGCGAAGCAAGCTACTGGGAACATCAGCAGGGTTACAGGTCAGACAAAGCGATGATTTGTTATGTGTGGCACGTGGACTATGGCAAAAGGGAAACATGGATAAATCAATTTTAAAAAAACAAGTCAGAACTCCCACTGGCTTTAGACGACAGGTAGTTCACTTACCGCTGACCAATATGTGGTTAATAAATGGTTGGGGTGAAGGTATGAAGCTAAGCAAAAAGGAAACAAAAGCTTTCTATGATTCAAGCGAATGGCGAAAACTCCGAAAAGAAGTATTAAAAGACTATAAGCATGAATGCCAAGAGTGCAAAAAGCGGGGGCGATACACAAAGGCAACGCACGTTCATCACATGAAACATTTAGACAAGTATCCAGAGTTAGGCTTGGAGCGAGCATATACAGAGAATGGAATGGAAAAGGTAAACTTGTTACCACTATGCGCAGACTGCCACACAAGAGTGTATCACCCCGAACATTTGAAAAGAAATCGGAGGCGGTCGAAGATAACGGAGCGGTGGGATTGACCCCCCGGTCGAAAAAAACGGAAAAGCGATTGAAAGCGTGTAATTCCGGGGTATCCAGTACAAAAGAGATTTCTCGCGCACAGGAAGGATTTTAGAAAGGGGAAAAAGAAAATGAAAGCTACCGATGTAAGAAAAACATTATTAGAACAATTGAAAATAAAAGGCGCAAAAGTCAACCATTTTATAGACTTAGTAAATGACTACATATCCTTTTGGGAAACTAAAAACGCTTTAACGGAAGATATAAAGAAGCGGGGCGTGATGTATGTTGATGTTTCTTCCGTCGGTGTGAAAATGCAAAAAAACAACCCGAGCGTCAAAGAGTTGGTTATGGTAAATAAGCAAATGTTATCCATCTTAAAGGAGTTAGGTATAAATACCGATGACGTAGGCAGGGAGGACGATGACGAATTATAAATACCACAAGTACATTGACGAATACCTTGCGGACATCAGAGAGGGCAGAGTTGAAGCTTGCGAAGAGTTAAAACAGTTGCCGGACTTGGTAGAGGACAGGCTTAAAGGGGCTTTTATAGACGCCGACAAAATAGAAAAAGCCGTCGAATTAATGGAAAGGTATTTTAATATAAAACTGTTTCCTTGGGAATTGTTTGTTGTGGCGTGTGTGCATTGTTTTGACTTAAAGACCGACACAGTGATATTTAGAACGATATTTATCGTCGTTGGGCGGGGGAACGGTAAAAACCAGTTTATGTCGGCGCTTATGTGGTATTTAACAACGCCGTATCATGGCGTGAAAGGGTACAACATTGACATCGTGGCAAACAGCGAAGAACAGGCTAAAACCTCCTACGAGGATATATATGACGTCTTAGAGGAACATGACGAGAAGTTGAAAAGACAGTTTATTAGAAACAAGCAGGAAATTTGGAACACAAGGACAAAGTCCTATATTAAATATAACACATCTAATGCAAAGACTAAAGACGGCAAACGCACAGGGGCGTTGGTGTTTGACGAATATCACGAATACGAAAACAGCCGACTAATTACAACATTCACTTCTGGCTTTGGCAAGAAAAAACACGCAAGAATATTTATAATTACCACTAACGGCTACGTAAGGGAAGGTGTTTTAGACAAAGAGATAACAAAGGCGAAATCAGTACTTAACGGCGAAAACAAAGAACTGAAAATGTTGCCGATGATATATAAATTTGACAAAGAAGAGGAATACGAGAACCCCGAAATGTGGGAAAAGCCGAACCCATCGCTGCCGTACCTGCCGAATTTACAAACGGAAATGCAGGAACATTTTATAGAGACGAAGTATGACATAACACAAAAAATAGAGTTTTTAACTAAGCGGGGCAACCTTCCGAAAACTGATACAGAAATTGCGATAACGGATTACGACAACATAAAAGCGACAAATAAGGAAATTCCAGACCTTAAAGGGTGGGCTTGCACAGTCGGGATAGACTATGCGATGCGGCGTGACTGGGCGGCAGTGAATTTACACTTTAAAGACGGTGATAAACGATATGACATAAATAAAGCTTGGTACTGCAGCCGCTCTCCCGAACTTGACAGAATAAAAGCGCCAATTGATGAATGGGTGCAAGAAGGGAAATTAACAAAAGTTGATGATGATGAAATATCCCCTAATTTGTTAGCGGAATACATAGCAGAGCAAGCGGCGAAGTACACGATTAAAGGCGTGTGGGTTGATGATTTTAGATTAACACTGATAAGAGAATCCTTGGAAGCGGTAGGTATAACAGATGACATGATTTACAAAGTTAAGCCACGAGATATCATGAAAGTTGTATCAATGATTGATAGGTGCTTTGTTAAAGGCTTTTTTACATGGGGCGACAACCCTGCACTAAGGTGGGCGGCAAGAAACACCAAACTTGAAAACCGCAAAGGCACGACAACAGTTGACACAGGTAACTTTTACTATGCAAAGATAGAAGGAAAGAGCAGAAAGACAGACCCATTTATGGCGCTTGTACACTCTTTTGTGGGCGAAGATATGCTGACAGAGGCTGACACAGAAATATATGACATACCTGTAATTATAGGGGGTTAAAAATGAAATTTTGGGAATGGCTCAAAGGTAAATTTGGTGGTGAAGCAGGAGCGCTTGGCGGTAACTTGTGCTTTGAATATGATGAGATGATAGCTGATTTATGTTTCAGGGAGCTTGCGTTCACTTCGGCGATTAACTTAATTGCAAATGCGGTTAGCAAATGCGAGATAAGGACTTTTCAAGGCAACAAAGAAACAAAAGGACACGAGTATTATCTATGGAATTACAGCCCTAACAAAAATCAGAACTCAACGGCTTTTATACACAAACTTATAGATACACTTTACAGGGAAAACGAATGCTTAATAATAGAGCAAAATCAACAGCTTTTAGTGGTGGATAGTTTTACAAAAACGGAATACGCACTATACAGCGATGTTTTTACAGACGTAAGAATTAAAGACTTCACTTTTGACAAACCGTTTACAGCAGACGAAGTTTTGTACTTTGAACTTGGCGAGAACGATACGGCGAAAGTTTTAACGGCGATGTACGGAAGCTATCAAAGGCTATTATCGCATAGTATGAAATCGCACCTAAAAACTAAAGGCACGAAGGGAATATTAAATTATGAAACCCTACCTGTGGCGGGAACGGAACAAAGAGAAGCTTTTGATGATTTAGTCAACAATAGATTTAAAAAGTTTATGGACAATGGCAGCGCAATACTGCCTTTGGGCAAAGGGCAAACGTACGAAGATGTAAGCCATAAACCTGCTCACAACGAAAACACAAGAGATATAAGAGCGATGATAGACGATATATCAGATTTTACATCAAAAGCCTTTGGCATCCCCCCCGCAATATTACGGGGTGATGTGCAAGATGTATCTAATGCGGTTGATAATTTACTAACGTTTTGCATTGACCCGTTAACAGATTTGTTAGCGGAAGAGATTAACAGAAAACGCTATAAATTCAAAGGTTTTGCTAATGGCGATTATTTGAAGATTGACACCACAACGATTAAACATATAGACATTTTAAGCGTTGCGGTTGCCATAGATAAATTGGTGGCAAGTGGAAGTTACAGCATTAACGGCATACGCAGACTTATTGGGGAAGAAAGGATTGATGAAGATTGGGCTGACAAGCACTACATCACAAAAAATTATATTGAGATTGAAGAATCAGAGAGTTTGGAAGGGGGTGCGTAAGTGAAACGATATTATATGTTGGAGCAGAAAGACAAGGAAGCGGATGTTTATATTTTTGGCACTATAACATCTTGGGAATGGGACGAAAGCGATGTGTCAAGTTATACACTGGCAAAAGAGGTCCAGAGTTTAAAAGACGTTGACACCATCAACGTACACATCAATTCTTACGGTGGCGAAGTTGGCGAAGGGTTGGCGATTTACAACGTTCTAAGAAATCACAGCGCAAAGGTGAGAACTTACAACGATGGCTTTGCCTGCAGCATAGCATCTGTAATTTTTATGGCAGGTGACGAAAGGATAATGAGCAATGCCTCGCTTTTGATGGTGCATAACCCTTGGATGATTACGGGGGGCAATGCAGAGGAGCTAAGAAAAGCGGCAGATGACTTGGACATTGTAGCAATTCCTGCAATTAACGCCTATATGGACAGCGTAAACATCACGCAAGAGGAATTAGAAACACTTCTGCAGGGCGAAACATGGATAACACCTAACGATGCGTTAGAGTGGGGTTTTGCGACAAAGATTGAAGGAAAAGCAGACACACCTGCAGCGATGGCAATGCAATCGGTAATTGATAAAATGGCAATCTTACAAAATGACAAAATGCAAAAACCCGATGACAAAATGCAGAAACAAATTGACGAAATAAAACAAATGATTGAGGGCTTGAAACCAGAAGAGCCCGAATCACCAATAGAAAACAAACCACTAAAAATGATGGCGGCATTATTCCGCTAAGAAGGAGGAAAACATGATTAATTTAGACAGACTACACCAGCAAAGGGCAGACGTAATCGCAAACATGAACACTGCCATGAAAGAGGGTAACGAGGAAGCTTTTGCACAACACTTTACAGAATTCACAAACATCTTGCAAGAGGCGGTATTGGCGGAAGCTAAAGGGCTAATACAATCAAACGATAATACCATACTTGCAGGGCGTGGTGTGCGTGCGCTCACATCTCAGGAGACAAAATATTATGAAAAAGTCATTGAAGCAATGAAGTCCAGCAATCCGCAGCAGGCATTGACGCTGATTGATGAAACTCTCCCGACGACCGTTATTGACGCGGTTTTCGAGGATATCACCGAGGCACATCCCTTACTTGATGCGATTGACTTCCAGAATACCGGCATCCTAACCGAGATTTTGATCTCCGCGCAGGATGGACGACATCTGGCAACGTGGGACAAGTTGTGCGATGATGTCGTTAAGCAGTTGACAGCCGGAACTGACGTAATCAACCTTACACAGAATAAGCTAAGTGCATTTATACCAATTTGCAAGCCGATGCTAGAAATTGGCCCTGTGTGGATTGACAGATATGTTAGAACTATCCTGCTTGAAGCTATCGCAAACGGCCTTGAAAAAGCTATC